TTGATCAGTCATTTCTGATTCTTTTATTTCTTCTCCGTCTATAAATACTGCGTTTTCTTTTTGATCTTCCATATTCTCTCCTTATGGGTTTATAAATCTAACTGTTATCAGTTATATAAGTTTTACCAGTGCTAACTGCTGCAACATGTGTAGTCTTTTTACTACTTGCTGCTCCTTTCACATCTGGAGTATCGTCACTAGCGTCTACTGGTGCATAAGCTAACATAAGTTCTAAATGGTCTACGTTTCTTTGTACCACTTCATTAATTTCAGCCTGTGTCATACCTTCAACTGCTTTTTCTGCTGAAGCGTCTGTATTAATACTATTGATAAGCGTTACGCTATCTGTTCCTGCTGCTAAACATTCTGTTACTGTTTGTGCCATTCTATTCTCCTTTTAGAGTTTTTAGCTCTTGTTTTAATTCATCTACCATAGTAGACAGTTCTTTTACCGCATTAATAAGAGGATACACAAACATACCTTGTGCTATTCTTTGTGAGCCGTCTGATTCTTCTTTCCAGCCTCCAAAGTTTTTATGCCCTACTTTATCTAATGCTTGTCCTACATCCTGTGCAATCATTCCATACATATTTTTTTCTGTGTTCATGTGATTTTCTGTTTCAGAATAATCTTTAAAATGTGTTGGGAACTCGCTATTAGGTTTCCAATTAAAAGTAACTGGTCTTAATTCATTAATAAAACTTAAACCTAAATCTGTATTTTCTATATTAGTTTTTTTATTTAGATCTGAACTTCTAGTAAATGTTGCATCTGCATCAAAGTCACAAGTAACAACATTACTTTCTTTACCAAAACTAAAATTGTTTGAATCTACACTAAAATTATGTCCTATACCAATAGCATTAGAATTACCTACTGCTGATACATGAACTGAGTTACCTACAAATGTATTATTATCACCTGTAGTAAGATTAGTTGCTGAACTAACTCCTACTAAAGTATTACCATCACCTGTTGTAACACCAATACCTGCAGCTCTACCCATACTTACATTATTAGAACCTGTAGTTGTAGAACCAAGAGAATCATCACCAACAGCTGTGTTATTTGCACCTGTTGTACAGTCACCTAAAGAATTACTACCAACTGCTGTATTTTGGTCAGCTGTTGTATTTGAGCTTAGTGCATGTCTACCGACTGCTGTATTTTGGCTACCTGTAGTATTAGCATCTAAAGCTACAGCTCCGACTGCAACATTTAAAGTACCTGTAGTGTTATTTAATAAAGCATTATGTCCAACAGCTGTATTAGAAGCAGCTGTTGTATTTGCATTAAGAGCATTTTGACCAACAGCAGTATTAGTAGCACCTGTAGTGTTGAGACGTAAAGAACCAAATCCTACAGCAGTATTTCCTTCGGCTGTAGTATTAGTAGTCAAAGCTTCAAAACCAACAGCAGTGTTAGCATCTGAAGTAGTGTTAGCATCTAGTGCTAAAGCACCAACTGCTACGTTTCTATCACCTGTAGTATTTGCTAATAAAGATAAATAACCTACGGCTGTGTTGTTACTTGAAGTTGTTGCTCTGGCTAAAGCACCTGAACCTACGGCAGTATTGTCATCACCATCGGTTAGTAGAGCTAAAGCTGTGGTTCCTATTGCTACA